GTGTATTCTGCCTTTAACGCTGCGACGTTTTGCGGGTCGCGGATTCGGTCACTTTCAATTGCTTGCAAATGGCCGCTGGTGTATTTGACCAAAAGACAGTCGCCGTCTATGGTTCTGCGGGCCTCGGCTAGCCGTAGGAATCTGGCTAGGCCATGCCGGCGGGCTAGGTCGCAGTTATCCGGGCGACTGTGCTCGTTTACCAATGCCTCTAGGCGCTGATTTGTGGCCGGGTCGGGCGTGGTCGCTCTAAAATTAAAAGAGGCCACGTAGTCTAGGTGCCTGCGAATCATCCACGCGGCCACCGCGTAATTTTGGTCGAGGTCGCGGGCGTTCGCGGTTAGCTGCTGGCGACTGCGTGCGGGTAGCATCGCGTCGGCACTTTTCAAACGGCTATTTGGCGTTTTTCTCTTTGTACCTGTAGCCGAACCGTCATAACCTAGTTTTTGCGGGCTAGGGCGTTTTTTCCTGTTTTTCGTTTTTGCCATGCGCTAGTTCATTTTGATTCTAGAGACGCGCGAACGTGTGCCCTGCTCTAGTGAGTACCGTTTCCGCCAGTATTCAAGCTCCTGAATAGCGGCGGGGCGGTTGTAGGTTGTAGAAACGCCATCAATTGAGATAGAAACGGGGCCGGCGGGGTTTTCTGCTAGTCCTACCTCAAGGGCGTCAATGATCGCCTTGACGTTCGTAGAGACGGCGGCCGTACCGTCTGTAAAATTGATATTTTGCACCATAAGTGCCCAGATTTTACCCCTGGACCCCTGGGGTAAAAGGGCAAAAGTCGGCAATGCCGATATTTAGTGCCGGTGGGTGTGCCTGTCGACGCGATATTGCCCGCATTTTTTACACTGGGTCCGGTTCCATGTAGTGGTGCCGCCATTCCAAACCAGCGGGGCGCGTGTTTTATGGTATCGGGTGCGGTCTGTGGATTTGCATTTTGGGCAATTCGTCAATTCGCCCTCTACTCTCGGCAGAGTAGCGGCCAACGGTGCGGGTGCCTCGGCAATTTCCGGGGCCGGGGTCTTTACCTTTTCAGGTTTAGGGGTCGATCGTTTGCGCGGCTTTCGTTTTGCCATTTTATTTAGTCCTTTACAATTTGGAAACGCGGCGGCTGCGTTTCTTTTGGGTTCCATCCGGTGCGGCTTTTTTGCGTCTTAGATTGTGGCCGAGTCCGGCGGCACCGGCCATCGACGCACCCACCGCGGCGCCGACAATACAATCTAACCAGTGGTTATCAGGTCGGTGGGGTTTGGATTTCCATTCATCGACGCGCCGGCCCTTGCTTTCTACCTCAACTTTATTCTCTGCGCATAGATGATCGGCGAAGCAGGCGTGGTTCGGGGGGGTGTCTTTGAAAAGAGATAAACGGCCGGGCTGCCCTGCGGCGGTGCCTAGTGCGTCGTGAATATAGCTTTTCCAGTAATTGGAGTCGTGCAAAACGTGCCGTACTTGTCGCTTTTCTCTACTCATAACATACCGCCAGTGGTGCCCGGCTTTGATCCCGGCTTTTTTATTCCATGCCGACATCGGGGCCGTGGTCGCGCCGAAATATTTACCGTGGCTCGGTGTCAATCCGGGGCGGCGGTTCTCTGCAATAAACTGATATACTAGGTCAGTGGATTCCCCCCAATTCGCATCTATTAAACACCATGCCAGGTCAAACGGGGCGCCATCTTCGCGGCGGTAAGTTTTATAGAGTCGGCCGGTCAGCGTTTCCAATGCGTTATAGATTTGGCCGCCTCGGCTAGCGCCTTTCGGCCCTTTCGTTTTTATCGTGGTCCGGGCCTCGGCTTGCGAAAAATACCGCCTCGACTGGTCCGGCCATGTGCCGTAGTCGATCACGTAGCCGGTAAAATCCGGCCGCCAAGCGGCGAGTACGTAATAAAGTAACTTTGCGTGAACATCGATAAACGCGGTGATATATTCGGCATCGGTTGGGATTTCTCCGCGTTTGTATCCGGTCGTATTGGTGGCTATTTCCTGCGGCGTCAACTTTACCGTTTCGGCCCCCCGGTCAATCGGTGCGTTTTGGTATTCGCTAGCAAAACTGTGCTCATCGGTCAACAGTAAATCATAGGCAAATTGGAGGGCGCTGATTTGGTCCGGGTTGTGACGCTGCTTCCATGCTACTTTCGACCCGGCATCCATCGCGGCGCGGTGGTCGGCGTAGTATTCGGTTGCCTTGCTGCCGGTGCCGCCGGCTTGTAAATCGTCTATTCGGATTTGGGCGTATTTCTCCCAGAGTCCGGCGGCGGTCGGCCATTTGTAGACAAGTTTGGTGCGTTCGCCGTGCCAATGGGGAGAACGGGTGCGGTCTAGGAGTTGGTCGGCTAGGTCGTTTTTTCGTATTACGGTGCATGGCATAAGCCCCGACATTTTAGAGCCGGGTCCGGCGAGTCCCAAAACGGCCCCGTTCAGAATTTCGGCGCGGGTGGCGCACTGTGCCGGGCTGCGGGCGCTTTCGTCGGTTTGCGGGTCGTCGATAATCACAAGGTCGGGCCGTATGCTGGCCCCCTTAGACGTTTTTGCTTTCGTTCCTCTAATGTGCCCCGTAATCCCTGCCACCTTGACTACGCCGCCGCTAGCCTTACTACCTGCGACGGTGGGCAGCGCTAGCTCTTTGGCATTCCATACGATATAGGTGGGGCTGCCGTCGATTGTCTGCCCTCTGCAGCGGTGGCTAATCCGCTCTAGCTTGTGAATCGGGCCGCATATTTCAGGGAAATCCTCGGATAGGGTGGCGTTTGCTTCCAGTTCGGTTTTTATGCTGGTTAAAAGTCGCGTCGCGCTGTCCTCGTCTGAGCCAATAAGAAAGACAAAACGGCGGCGGGCTGTGAATAGCGCCCAAATTGCGGCGGTTTCGCAAATGGTCGTTTTTCCGCTTCCTCTAGGCATCGCCATAGAAAATAGGCCGCCTTTAATTATCGCGGTTTCGGCTTTCGCGAGTACCTTTCGGTGGTCATCGCTGAACGGTAGGGCGTACGTTTCAGAAAAATAGGTATTGCAGAATTTTTCCAGACTCTTGACGGCGGCGGCGCGGCGTTTCGGGTGCTTACATTTCGGCATCGCGCCGATATCGCGGCCGGCGCGGCTTTGTTCTAAGACACGTTTAAGGCTCGCCGTTCGTTGGCGCGTATAGTCGCCTTGTTTTGTTATTTTCGGGCCGCTGTTTTTTGCACCGGTAAGCATATTAGCTGAATTTCGCTAGTTCTTTAATGACGCGGGCGGCGTTTATTAGGTCGCCGTCGGTTCGCATCCTCTCATATAAGTCCCTGTATGCTTCTAGGCAGAACCCACGCACTACGTCGCCGGATGCTTGCCCGGCCTCGGATAAGTACGCAACGATTTCGCTAATTGCGGCGTCGGCATCCATCGCGGGGAATTTTGCGGCCATCGCTTCGCGTACGCTGAATTCGTCGTTTCCATCTAGAACCCACTGCAAAATCTCGTGCAGTTGTGGGCACTCAGTCGGCCCCTTCTTCTTTATCGACGGTGGCAAACCGGCGCGGGGTTTCCGTTTGACTGGTATCTTGTTTTGAGTTGTCTTTTTTTTTGCCATACCTCACCGGGTCGGGTGGTGTCTTATTTTCATTTCGCAATACTAGGGCCGGCGGTTCGCAATAAACAAAGTGTCCCATATCGGCTGTTCCCTCTGACCGTTTCCGTTGGAGTGGCGATATAGTACCTTTGGTGCCGTATCATAGACTGGGCAAAATAGAAAAAAGCCGGGTTTTTACGTCACGGCAAGCGTTTGCGGGTTTGTAAAATCGGTGCCGGTTTTTTGTGCCCAGCGGTAGTACGTGCCGGGTGCTAGAAACAGCGTGACGTTTCCAAAGGAGTCCGTTTCTCCGCTGGCGACAATCGCCGCCGTGTAGTCGTTTGTTGCCCGTATTTCGACAAAGGCGTCTGCGATAATTACCGCGCTTGTATCCTTTACGTTAAAAAGGATTTCCTTTACGCCTGACCCGGCGGCCGCCTCGGTGGTGTAGATAACGCTCGACGGGTCGCCGATTACTACAACGTTGGCGGTAGTTGATGCGGCGATTATGTGTAGTTTGTTCGCGTTTGTTTCTGCCTGCGTAACGTCAAACGAATAAAAACCGCGGCTGATTTCGGTGGGGTTCGCGTCGTCGATTGCGGCCGGTGTCGCGTCGTCATTTGATAGGTCGGCCGTTATATTCGCGGCGTCACCCGTGACAGGTACGGCGGTGGTCGTATTGAAAGCGAAAACCGTTATTTTTTGGCCGGCTGTGTTTTTCTTCATGGGTCACCTGTAATAGTATTGGATCGCCGCAAGAGTGTCGGCGGTTTCTGGCGGTGCGGCTGTAAGGATAGCGGGCGACGTTGGGTAGATTATGGGCGGGTGGTCTACGATCGATGGCGAACCGGTGGCGGTTAGGTCGTTTCCTTGTGATACGTCTGCATAGTCGGCCGGGTAGCTTATGCCGCCGAGCGGCCAATAGCCCACAAGTTTATCGGGCTGGATAAATAGCGGCGAATATCCGGCGGCTAGTGCGGCGATT